GTGCAGACTGTATAGCAGGTTCTATTACTCTCCAATGAGCAATAATACTGCTTGGGTCTAAATGAATTACTTTCATGCTGTCTCCTTAATTTAATCTAAATCAATTATATTTTCACTTAATAAATTAACTGTAGTGCCACCATCTGATGTTTCAAAATTATAAGTTACTCTTTTATTCACACCAGGAGGTTTAGGAATACCAACTAATGATGATGGGAATATTGTTTTTGTACCCAAACCTAATGTATATTCGTCTAGTGTTCTAAAATTACCGTTTAAAGTAAAAATCTTACGACCGTCAGGTTTAAAAATAAGACCGTAATTCCATGAATTAGTAGTAGTAAAAAATTTATTTGTATAGTATTGAGAACCGCTTTCAATATCAGTACCGCTAACATCCCAAGCTGTATACAATGTGTATTCTATTATTGATCTTTCAGTAGTTCCAGTTACATAATATTTAGTACCATCAGAGTTAAAAGTAAGACCCCTAGGATTACTTTCAGCAGAACCGCCTGAAGTAAACGTCACGGATTGTCCGTTGTAAGTAAGATTAGAAATATCCCAGGCTACGGCTAAACTATATTCTTTTATCCTATCAGAATTAGAATCTAAAACATACATCTTAAAACCGTCAGGTTTAAAAAAAATAGACTGAACAAACTCAGCTCTAAGATTAATATTTATGTTTTGAACGTAAACAAGTGTACTTATGTTCCATGCTGTACCTAAATTATATTCTGTAACTACATTAAAGCTAGAGCAAGCAGCATACATTTTAGTTCCATCAGGTTTAAAAAATAAAGATGTAGCATTAGAAAAACCTCCTCCACTAAAAGTACCAGCTATATTTTTTTCTCGTACAAAGTTAATTGTTTTAAAATCCCAAGCAGTAGTTAACTCATATTGATAAACAGCCTCATCGCCAGAAGTTATTGTGTATAAATTTAATCCGTCGGAACTTATAAATATATCTTCCATAACAATATTTTCCCTAGCATAACTTCTACTATATCTTAAAGATACATTGCTTGAATCAATACCCCAAGCTCCAGATAATAAAGAAGATCTATAGCTATAGGACCAGCGAGACTTTACAGGAACGTTAGTAAAATTAATTGACGTATCGGCTGTAGTAATGCCACTGTCAAAATAATTATAACTAGATACATCTAAGTTAACCGTTGTGCCTGAAACAGCAGTATGCAAATGTGGTGGTTTTTCGTTAATACTATTTAATTCAATAAGAGCATCACCTAAACCTATTCTAAAATTACCTTCAGTAGTAGTAGGGTTTGTCACTAAGTTTTCTACTGTTGTTAATGTTTTATTATTGATGGTCATATTAATATCCTCTTACTACACCATATATAGTGCTATCACCTACTACTTTTATAGTATTGTTAAATGCTTCATATACATAAGGTGTTGTTGTTGTTGTTCCAGTTAACTGTACATTATCTATTACTTCAAAATTTTCTGTAAGATTATATGCTGTTCCTGGAGAAGCTGAACCTGTAACTACAAAAAACTCTTCAATATTAACTGCAAATGATTCCATAGTTATAGAAGTTAGTTCAGGTATATTAGTGTTATCTGCAGTTACTTGAACCTCTATTTTAATACGACCTGGATCATTAAACTCAACAGCTGGATTAACTTCGGTTAATACTTCAACCATATTAAGATACATATAACTTCCAGATATACCAAAGGCTACTGTACGATCATTATCATTATTACCTGATCTATAAAAATCATTTGAATTATTGTTAGTATAGAAAGAAGTATTTTGAGCAGCACTTATATCTTCTATTGTAAAAAACTTTACATTTTTGTTATTAATACTATAATGATTCCCTGTAGATACTACAACAGGATAATAAAATCTTTTAGTTCTAAATTCATCATCAGGGGTATTAATAGATAAATTATCTATATCTGCAGAAAATCTATACTTTAATACAGCAGTATTATTGCCACCTAATACTCTAGTTCCATTAGCAGAGGCTCCTGGACTTAAAGCAACTCCTGCTAAATCATCTATATAATCATCAATTATTGTTCTATGGCTTCTTGTTGCTACCTGAGAACCATCAATTGTTAATATGTTACTTGAATTAAGTACTAATTGGGTTGTATCAATTTTGTCAGCACTAATAGTCCCTGTTTCTATATTACCACCATCTATAGTAGTAATAGGAGAACCGTCTACATTAAAATCACCGCTACTAAAAGTTACTACTCCTGAAAAATTAATAGTTTTAACAGGGGTAGTCCCTGTAACAGTAGTTGTTGTAAAAGGGGCTGATGTATCTGAAAAAGATAACTTAGATAAATAAATAGAATCAGTAGAGTTTGCTGTTACAGTAGGTATATCTTCAGTCCAACCTGAAGTTATAGAACTTAATGCTCCTGTTGACCATGTAATAGTTGCAGAAGGTGCAGGTGGGGTTGCAGATAACGCTGCATTTGTATATAAAACAATTTCAGCAAACCTAGGTGCATCTGTACCAACTGTACCATCTTCTCCTTTTAACCTAGCCCAACTATAATCTGAATTATTAGTAGAAGGAGTTGGAGATGCAGGTGGAGTATATAAAGTAACACTTACTCCTATATATAATGCACCTGTATAATAAGTAGTAGAGAAGGTAGACCCTGAGCCATCCGCAGTATCTGCATAAGCAAAATATGTTTGAGAAGTTTGACCTATAGCAGAAGGAGTCCAAGCATTACCTGTAAAAACCCATATAGATGAATCAGAAGTAGCGTAAACAATATCTCCTGGATTACCTGGGTCGTTATAATTAGGTGGGTTACTTTGTACTTCAACTTCATTAGAGTTAGTTAGCTCTCTAACAATAGCAATTAAAGTATCTCTAATTGCTTTATCTCTAATGCTTGCTGGTATGAATACGTTAGACATTATTTACTCCCCTGCTAATGCAGTATCATCGTGTACCTGAAGGTATTACCTCTAAGTCCATTCCTGTTAACTCAGGATTAATAGAACCTGACATGGCTACTTCCAAATTAAAGTATCTTCCAGTTAATCTATAATCCCTTTTATATCCCGATCCCACTGAAGGATCAAATGTTCTTTTAAAGTTATTATCTCTGTTTGAAAATGTTAAATTAAATTGAGCATCAACAGTATTATTGTCATTTAAATTACTAGATGTAATAGCAGTGGTATTAAATATATTAGTACTCATAGGGTATACTGCAGTTATTCTTTTAGTAACATTAGGATTACCTAAGTCTTGTTTTAAGAATCTAGCGTATCCATCTGCAATTAAAGTACTACTTAATAAAAATATACCACCTGTACCAAAACCGTAAATATATATTTCACCATTAATTTCACCTTCAGTTATACCTTTAAGATTATTAATAGTTCTTTTATACCAGGTATTTGTAGAGTAATTGTATACATAAGCAAAGTTACAACCTGTACCTGTGCGACTTGTACCATCATGTTCAGTTAGTGCACTATAACATACCCATACTTCTTTATCTCTAGTATTTCTGAAGGTAAAAGTTCTGTCTCTGTGTGCAGCATTTACTGTTTCATAAATATCTTTTTGTATTCTACCCTGAGATATATCTTCTTTATTAGGTCCACCATCATGTATGTATATACCATAATTACCTAACACGAAGTGTCTACCTCCACCTATGTCTTCAAAACAACCAGGACTATATAAACCATCATCATCAAATAACATTTCACTAGTTAAATATAAAGGTGCACCAGTATCTTGATACCTGTATACAGAATCATCTTTATAAACAATAAGATAAGGCCCTAATTGGGCTGCATCTAATAGTTCACCTACTGTTTCAGTAAGTATATCGTCTCCTGCACTGTTAGTAGAAGAATACTGCCAATTAACTCCATCCAGAGTATTAATATCTGTAATAGGTGTAGACCAAGCTAAAGATGCATTACCTAAATTTTCATTATTTAAATACTCTCCACTTAAATTTAGCGCTATTAATCTATTATTATATTGCGCCATACTTTGAGCAGTAACCCTGTCTGCAACAAGAGCTTGTGTTGTTTCATCAGTACCTGAAAACCAGTTAACTAAAAATTGAGCAACGTAATTAGGTGCTGCTTCTGTACCAGTGTTTCTTATTAATATAGGTTGGTTTATACCATCATTACTAATAAGAAGTCCGTTGAAAGCAAAAAGATCTAAACCAAATCTAGCATTTTCATCTAAGTTGGTTGTAGAGGTAGCACCTGATAAAGAACCTAAAGCTCCAGTAACATCTTGTGCTACTTGAAACTTTACTGTTCCAGAATCATCCCATAAATATGCTAAGTTAAATTGACTAGAACCTACTGGAGTCCATTGAGTAACTGCTAATACATCACGAGCAGAAGTGCCTGTAGTATTAGGGTCAAACGTTGTAGGAAAAGCTGGAACTCCCTGAAGAGAACCATCAAAAGCTCTTAGATTAAGACCTTCTGAAAAGTTTTCAGGAGATAATGCCTGTGGTGGCGTATCTGTATTCAAGCCCTGTATACCTAAATTTTGTAATGGTATTGTTGGCATTTATTATTCCTCTAAATT